CTGCTGTTGGCTCCTTTATCTTGTCAATTTTGCGACCATATTGAACGGAGTCGCGCTGAGTCTGATTCATGTCATCGCCTGAGACCCTTACCATGGAGACCCCAACGCACCTTGAACATTTTTCGGGCTAGAGAGCCATACCTCATATCTAACATCTACTGATATTTATCTTTTACATGTGGGACAACACATCTAAAAGTTAAATTGCTCCTAACGGGTCTCGAACCCGTGACCTTGGCGTGCCTTTACGGGTGGGACCCCGCCTAAATATACTCTCGTATAAGCACCACGCTCTAACCAACTGAGCTATAGGAGCTCACAGTTCATACTCTGTAACTGTAAAACGACCTTTCTGCCTCGTCGTTGGAACCACAAAGAGTTGGGTTATCTTTTCTTTACCACGTGGCGTACCTTTAACCTGCTTCGATTGTTTGTCAATTGTAGCTTCAGATCTAAATGTAACATTGGATGTGTAATACTCTATGCCATCCTCCATTATCACAGTGACCTGATTCGGTGGTGAAACCTGGGCACCCACAAACTTTGATTGTTTGTAAAGTTCCCGAAACATTCAACCTACACTATACGGAGATAATCCTTGAATGGCATGATACTTGTCGCACCCTTGATGAAGTCTCTGTGTTCTTGTGCGTGATTAAACGCTTCCCTGACCATGCGTTCTGCGAGAATACTATCGTATGTACACGGATCAACCGCACCAATGAGGTAACCCGGAGTAATCACTTTAGATTTTACAGAAAGACTGGTAATTAAGTAGTCATATTCACACATTTCAGAAATAACAACAACAGCGTACCCACGATTTCCATAGCTGTATTCAATAGAAGTCCGATAATCACCGCGTGTACTTGGTGTGATGACATTCGTTATCTTTGAATTCCTCGCGAGACCCGCGTGTGTTGTCAATCCGCTGTTGTGTCTTCCAGGTACTTCTAGGAAGACGATGGAGTTTGTTGAAGACGCCTCAATGTACGCAGAATCAATGTACCTCGCAAGCTCTTGAACAGCCGTTTGGAAACCAATAGATTCTAAACCCGGTATGTCATTAAAGATTGTTTTAGCGATACCGATAATATTGGTATCCACCCGATCATCTAGGGCTAAATCTCTCGCAGACTTCATGGACTCATTTCCACAAATACAATAGAGACGGTCGTAGTCACCAAGGTTCTTTACGGCACGGTCAATGTCAACATAGTCGTATGATGTTTTTAAGAGTGAACCTGGTCCATCATCAATGTGTTCTTGATCAAAGTACTCCTTGATATTTTGATTGAGACCTCTAAATCCATCACAGAAACCGTGGACTTTATTACCTTGATTTCTCTCACGGAGAGTGATTGAGCGAATGAGAGTGTTAACACCTGGACAAACACCACCGGCGGTGAGAATACCAATGTTCATTTTGAATTACATACGCACTTAGTTTTTATATATGTATAATCTATAGGAATGTCTATGGAAATTGTGACATACGTCAACAACCAATTTGATGTACCAGTCAAAGTCTTGGGTTGGAGTAGAAAATGGAATGGGTTTGGCTTTCTTTCCACAGAGGCAGAATGTTTTGTTACCCACATTAACTCTATTTACAATGTTCTACGCTTTTGTAGCGGATAAATCATACACTCTCCATTCTCGCTAAATCATCTATACTAGTTCCATCTCTACTTTTACGTGTGATAGCCTTAAACGCACCCAACCACCTCGTGACGGCGCGATTAGAACCGAGTTGCGACGACGTTTCATCGCTCACGATGATACTAAGTCCATTACACACATCTGGTTTATTTGTGCGTTCAGGGAACTCTAAATTAAAGGCTTGTATAGATATCGCGGGGATGTCAGGGGCCTCATCGAGAAGCCTATCATATTCCTCACGACACTTCTTGACAAACTTAATAACACATGTTCTATCTCGTGGGTCTAGTGAAAGTTCCATATCAATATTCCTATAATACTTTGAATATTGTATACACATAGATGAGTGTAATTCTGAAAGACTGAGACTTTGACTAAACTTACCTATACTCGTAAGAATACCACCAAGTACATTGAGGAATGCAAACATGTATTGAACGATCATGATTTTAGCCCTTGTCTCGGATGAAATACTCTCATTTCCACTTGGATTAAGTACAGCGAAACCACCAACACCTGTGATACTTGCGATGACTATACTCGGGTATGACAAGTAGTCGTTCTGCTTTTTAAAATGGAGTCGAGCGTGGTTATGAAGCCAACGATATCCGGCAGCTCTCTCTGCCCACGATTTAAGAAGCCTCTCCTGCTTCTCACACCATGGGTGAGTCTCCTCCTGTGCTTCCATTATTTTACGCGGGCATTTTTAATCTCTGTCGCCTCCTGATACGCGAGAGAGTCTACCAGTTCATTCTGTGGGTCTCCGTTGTGTGCTTTGACCCAACGCCACTCTACAGACTTCATTTTCTGAGAGAGTGTATCAATTTCAATCCACAGTTCTTTATTCTTAACGGGTGTACCCGCAGCTGTACGCCACCCATTCCTTTTCCAATTTTTAATCCATGAAGTTATACCATTCTTGACATATGTGCTGTCAGTAAACAGTCTTATCTCAAGAATGTCGCGTGCGAGACACTGTTGAAGCGCCTTAACGACTGCAGTCATTTCCATAGCGTTGTTTGTAGTGTTGTCTTGTCCCCCAGAGATTCTCAATCCTGGGCCAACAACACCCCACCCACCTGGACCAGGGTTGCCGAGGCAACTACCATCTGTGTAAATGTCCTGCATTTGTTATTACATGTGTCATTTATTTAAGTTTGAAATATCCATTACGACCATTGCGTGACATTGCGAAAACAGTTGCGATGATACCCAAAGCGAGAATTGAGACTGGGATCCAGACACCCATCTGCTGTTGCTTAGTTTGCTTTTGCGCCATTTTATACCATATCATTAGATTTAAAAACTGTGTTCCGATCAATTTTTAAAGTTAATTTTTTTATTACGCGAAACGAGACGAGATCAAAATACCAACTTAGTTGGAGAACGCCAAGCCACCCATACCGGATTGGATGCGGAGGACGTTGTAGTTGGTCGCGAACATGTGCATGGTGGTCGCGTCAGTGGCGTTCATGGTCACCGCGACTTGAGCATTGTCAATACGACTGAAATTACAGCTCCCTGTTGGTTGATGTTCTTCTGGCTTGAGAGCGAAGGAGTAAGAGTACACACCTGGGTATGGGGTACCAGAGTGGTGGTTGTACGCTTGGAGTTGGTTGAAGTACTTACCCCGTTGTTCCTTGAATCGGTCTTGACCGTTGAGGACCAACTTGAATTTATCAAGTGGACCCGCGGCTTCTTCAGTGAAGTCAACAGTGGAGCCACCAGTGCCGAAGGCAACGAGTGGGACACCAGTCGCTTGGCTGATTGGCACGTAGCAGTTGGAATCGGAGATCGCACGCGCGTTGCTGTCGAGGATAATCTCATCAGCGTTGTTGCTGGAGGTAAAGTTCCAGAGGGAGTTACGGGACGCGGTGTTGGAGAAGCACCACACCAATTCCTTGACTGGGTGGTTGTAGGACAAGCGAACTTGCTTGGTAGCCGCAGAGGTCACGGTGTCGGAGCCAGTGTGTTGCACTTGCTCGATGAGGTATTCGTGACCCTTTTGCGCGAAGCGACGACGCTCTTCGGTGTCCAAGTAGATGTAGTTGGCCCACACCTTGAAGACATTCTTGTTGAGGTAGACTTCCATGTCGGACGCGCAGTCGATGTCGATGCGGACTTCGTGGTATTGCAACGCAATCAAAGGCAAATAAAGACCTGGGTTGCGGTTGAAGAAGAAGATCAAGGGCAAGTACACAGTCTTACCGTCCTTGGCAGTCGCGAGCTTGGCCCAGCTAGCTTTCTTGGATTCATCCAAGTAAAGCTCCGAGTACAAACGCCACCACTTTTGGTAGTGCTTATCGATGCGTTGACCACCAATGGAAAGTTCAACGTTGTTGATCGCACGCTCCGCAATCCAGTTGTTATCGGAGGTAGTGTCGGAAGTGACGGAGGTGTCGACATTGGATTCGAGTTCGAGGTACATGTCACCGACCAAATCACCGTTGCGCGCAACGGTCACGGACACGCGGCCTGAGTTGGCAGCGGTACCGTTAACAGTTTGTTCGATGTTTTCCATAGCGAAGTTAGTGTGACGCTTGTAGACAGCTTGGAAGAAGGTGACCTTTGGGTTACCAGTCAAGTAGACGTCTTGGGCGCCATAGGCGACGAGTTGCATGAGACCACCGGCCATTGTGAGAGTTTTTGTACTATATAGCAACATTTTTTTTCTGGCTGAAATCGCATCATCGCGAAATTTTGGTCATCATCTTTTCTCAGTCAAAGTTAAAATGTCATCACAGCCTGGGGAAGACAATCGCGAAGAAGAAGAAATTGAAGAAGGTGAAATTGTGTCCGACGAAGAAGATATTGAATTTTCTGAGGGTGGAGAAGATGATTTTTTTCCAGACGATGACGGTGAGTTAGATCTTATGGGTATGATGACTTCTCTTTTAGCTACTCCAGACGGTGATACCGTTTGTTCAGCACTTGTGAATATTTCTAATCAAATAGAAACACAAAATAGAATTTTGATAAAGATGCTCGCTAAAATGCAATCTCAAAAATAAGCTTAGAAACAAAAATCGTAGGTCAATAAATAGAAATGGAACACACTCATTTCATCGATCGAGAGCCTGATAAGTATGAAGCACTCACAGAACTTCAGAAGCAGCACATCCAATCGATGAAAGAAGAACAGGTGGTCGACATGATAGACAGATTTGAATCGGCGTGGTCACTGAAAACAAATGACTTCAGAAATGCACGTGAGTTGGGATACAGACAGTATATTCACCCTGAGAACTTTGACGAAGATGGTAATCCCAACCCGACGATGATCGACATCCTGGCCATAAAAGGTATTCGTGATAAACAGAGAACATATCTCATTAATTTGAAGAATCATGCGCGAGATCTAAAAATTCACAAAAATGAACCTAACGACGACGGGATTAATGTCGTACGACGTATTAATAATGTTTTAAAACAACTGTCAGATGGTTATGAAAATATTCGACGCCACTACACATCGTTTGAGAGAATCGATAATCCCACGGCTTTGCCACAATTCAGTACGACAGGCGATCCTTCTACGATGGATGAAGAAGAAGTCGAAAGTTCCACACCATTTCAAAAATGTCTTCTATATTCTCTCGATCAGACATACAAGTCTGGGTATCGCCGGTACAAGGGACAGTGCTGCGAAGAAATTCGAACTGTAGATGGACATAGAACACGTGCATGGCAAGCAAAGTTTACCATTGAACACTTTGTTTATTCATTGGCGCAAAAAGATGATGACTTCCTTACATGGAAGAACTTTACACAGAGAGGTAGTACATTCAAAGACGTTATTGATAATTTAAGCAAGTGCCACGACGCTCAGTTTCCGGAGATTACTAAAAGACGAAACGTATGGTCATTCAAAAATGGTGTGTTTGTAGGTAAGGAGTGGATTCCAGATCGTGGTGTCTATGATTGCTGCTTTTACCCATATGACAGTCGCGAATTTCGTTGCCTTGACCCAACAATCATCGCGTGTAAGTATTTTGATCAACAGTTTGATGACTTCTCACACGTAGAGAGATGGCAAGATATTCCAACCCCCTGGTTCGATTCAATCCTCAAGTACCAGCAGTTCGAAGATGAGGTGTGTAACTGGGCGTATGTGATGGGTGGGCGTTTGTGTTTTGATATTGGGGAGTTGGATGGGTGGCAGATCATTCCATTTTTTAAGGGGATCGCTCGATCCGGGAAGTCTACCCTCATTACCAAAGTTTTCAAGAAGTTTTATGAAAACGAAGACGTTGGCACCCTTTCAAACAACATCGAGAAGAAGTTCGGTCTCTCGGCGATCAAGGATTCCTTCATGTTCATCGCACCAGAAGTGAAGGGAGACCTCGCTCTCGAACAGGCGGAGTTCCAGTCTATGGTTTCAGGGGAGGATGTCTCTGTTGCCGTCAAAAACAAAACTGCGGTCTCCATCGAGTGGACTGTTCCAGGTGTTCTGGGTGGGAATGAAGTTCCCAATTGGAAAGATAACTCAGGCTCCGTTCTTCGCCGTATTCTTCCATGGAACTTTTCCAAACAAGTGAGGGATGCCGATCCACAACTTGACGAGAAGTTGAATCGTGAGTTACCAATCATTTTACTCAAGTGTATCAAGGCGTACCTTGATTACTCAAACAAATATAGGGACAAAGATATCTGGAACGTAGTTCCCGACTATTTCAAGAAAATCCAGAAGCAGGTCGCTATGGTTGCGAGTACTCTCCACAACTTCCTGGAATCTACAAACATCGTCTTCGGGAAAGACGCGTTTGTACCTCAGAAGCTCTTCATCCAGGTTTTCAATCAACATTGTCAAGCGAACAACCTTGGCAAGCCCAAGTTCAATCAAGACTTCTATGCGGGTCCATTTAGTTCGAGGGATATCGAAGTTAGGGATGAAGTTGTGACATACAAGGGGCGCACATACCCGAGGCAACCTGTCATTTACGGGGTTGACGTGGTTGAGGAAAGTTTGGGCTTCACCGAGGATTACTAGAAAAAAATGCTACACAATAGTAATATGAGCCAACAGCTCAGAGAATTTGTCAAACAGTCTGGCGTGGAATTACGTCCAGCAAACAGTCCAAGTTCTGTTTCCACAACTGCGTCAAATAACGCATTGGTCAGAGAAATTGAAGCTGAGATGGCATTTCCACCTCGATTGGAAAAAAATATAATTAACAATGCAAATTATGGGGAGTTTGCGGAGTTTGTTCATATGAGTGATAGTAACAACAATAACAATAACAATATAATTGCCAACATCGAAACTCCATCACCACCCACATTTATCGTGAGTAAGTTAAATCCTGGTATGTTTAACGCGACTGTGAACAAGGATTTTAGTGCCGAAACTCGTATAAACATCAAAAAAATCCTTCTCAAAACACCACTCCCCAAAACACCGATCGGAGAGGGTCTTTATATAGATACAAAGGAGATTAATGGTATCTATGGGCGTTTTGTCACGGGGTTCTCGCACACAAAGGAGTATGGTAAAAAGGGTGATCTAAGTAAAAACTTTTTTACTGTTCAACTTAAAGTTGTTCTATCAAATGATATTGAATCCAAGGGTGCTACTGTAAACTTTTACAAGAATGGTAAAATTCGTTTTTCCGGTGGCTTTATAGGAACTAATATCGCAAATCAACCGGAACTTATTCGTAAGTTTATCGTTGATAATTACTCCGATCGAGAGGCATTTTTATATAACCCATTCCAATACAACAATCTCAGTGCAACGTTTGGTGTAAATGGTCCATTTGGATATATGGAAGCACTCCCAGAAAAGTTAATGAAACAGTACGGCGCCAGCTCCGCAAAGTATGATCCAGAACTTTCTCCATTCCTATATGTTACATATAATGGACACAGATACATCTTTGCAAAGAGTGGGAGTATACAGATTTCAGGTGCCTCGACACCATCGGATTTACTTGACGCTTACAATACTGGTGCTGGGCTTGTTAGAAAAATGCACGAATTTGGGGATGTTAAGGCTACCGGCAAAGCACCCTCTCGGTTGGTCAAGGGTAAAAGTGTTCGTGTACCCAAAAAGACGAAGTCCCCCAAAAGACGTAACAAAAAACAAACTTTGAGTACGAATCAACTCGCGGCTCTTAAAATTGACGGTAAACAATGCATGCGCATGGCAAAACCAGAACTTGTGGATCTCGCAAAGAAATTGGGTGTTTTGAATGTTTCCGCTTCCACAAAGAAACAGGATATTTGTGACAAAATTAAGAAGATCTCGGGGGTGAAGAGTGCCACTTTCCGTAACACCCAAAAGAAGAAGATTGTTGCCCTCGTTGGATCGGGTAACAACTTCAAGGTTGGACGCGCTACTTGTACAGGATACAGCAAGACTGAACTTCTCCGAGTTGCCGGCATCCTCAAGATTAAACTTGATTCCAAAGAGACAAAGGCCACACTCTGTAAGAAGATTGAAAATGCGCGCAACGCCATGCTTGCCCCCAAACCTAAACCAAAGACACCACCACCTTCTCGTAAAGAAGTCGCTCAAAAGAAGAGAAATGTAAAGAAGGAACGGGTCATCAAAAAGAGAGGTCTCAATGAAAACTCAATCCGAAAGGATATTATAAAGCTCTATGGCAAACGATGGATGGATCGTTACAAGAATGTGATGCCTTCCCTCAATAATGATGTCAAAGAAATGAAAATGCGCCTCAATAGATTGAAGATGGGTAACAAACAGGGTATTCCATTTAAGAAAGATGTGGATCTTGTGAAGAAAAGGCTTGTAAATAGATGGAAGAATGACAGAGGACGCAACCTTGAAAAGAAGGTTATCATGAACCAAGTTAATGTTAAGGGTGTTCCCCAAAAGCTTGTCACTCAATATAGAAGTGCCGCGACAAACTTCATTATGACTAAGGGACCAACAGCGAAACAACTTGAGAACTACAAGAAAACTTGGATAAACTTAAGGAATAAGTCACAAAGATAATTAAATATGGGATCAATTGAAGAACAACTGATTGGACGCCTTGAATTGGGTAAGGAGAGATATGGCCACGGTGTGATTGTCAATTCCGATACTCGTGAATGGGGAACACCTGAAAACTCTTGGATCAACATGTGCCAAGAAGAGCTTTTAGATGCAGTGATATACATTGTGGCTGATTACATTAGAAAGGGGAGAGAAAGTGAAAAGTTGATGTGTGAACTTGAACTTGACTTCAAAGTTGATGAAAAGTTTGCTAATGCACCTGATCCAGTGAAACATCTATTGGAATTGCATGATGAAGATGATAACGCACTCATCATGCACATCGTGAAGAATTACAACAAAATTGAGAGCCCCAAGCATCACATGCTTGTGTGGAACCTTCTCAACATGTTACTTGTGTGTTCACAGTTTTAGCAATACAATGAGTATCCAAGAGATTTGAGACCATAACCTTCATCAGTTGCTGCAGTTCTCGCTGAGGCAACAGGTGTCTTTGCATTCCACTTTGCTATAACTTCGGCATCCGTTGTAGCTGTACACGCCTCTTCGGCACCCATACCACCTCCACCATAACCCGCGTACCCAGCATCATTAATTGCGTAACTACAGGTGTTACCACTCTTTGTAATATCAAACTGAACCATTTTACAGTGTTGATCCGTTTTGCGCATCGCGATGTATTTTTTCTCGGTAGGAGAAGAGGTTAAAGTGTGGAAAGTGTGTGACATACCAGCTGCGGTAGCTTCTTCACTGGAAATTGGAACTGAGGAATTGATCCAAGTACCCCACCAAGTAGCTTTTTCTGGTTTGAAATCGTCAATACTTGAGCATGTGAATGAACCCGTTTGGGAGTCGAAAGACTTATCACTTTCACAGGGAGGTGCTGCGGGTCCTGGTCCTGTGGACGAGAGGGTGTTATCATCACCACCCATCATGAGCATGGCTGCTGAACTAGAAGAACAACATGTCATCAAGCCAAGTAGACCAATTATGGCAACCTGGGACATCTTTTATATTACGTGTTAACATTTAATTTTCGTATTCACAGTTTTAGTTGGTTCGGCTATTTGTTTGAGATGAATCGTGTGATACACGAAATTATAGCGTGGAAATAGATCCTTTATTAAATTAGAAACTGAAGTTCCCTCAACAACGTATGGAATCCCCGAACAAACCGAATTTCGTTCAATCTGGAGAAGACGATCCTCCAATTGCACGAACTTTTTCAAATCTTCCGCACTGACACCTTCTTTTCGCATGAGAAGGTACATCTCCTTAGACATACCATAACT